GTCGCTCCGCGCGCCGCCATTCGAGGCGCGCAAGAGGGCATGAGCGAGATCGAGGAGCGAGAGAACCGGCGCCGCCGCGAAGGCCGCAAGGCGGGCGGGCGGATCGGGGGGATCAACCACGGCAGCATCGCGATGTCGTTGATCCGCGCCGCCGAGAGGGCCAAGAAGGGCCACAACACGACGACCCAGTCACTCCTTGAGCAGCCTGATGAAGCCATCACCAAGGCGCTCGCCATTGCCGACGAGGCGCTTTCATGACGACGACCAACAAGGGCCTCGCCCAGCCTACCTACAACTCCGAAACCAATACGTGGGGCACCACGTCGCTCAACAACAATTTTGGCTATCTCGACCAAGCCCTTGGCGGCAGTACGCTGCTCAATGCCACCGGCCTAGGCAACACGACCGTGACGCTCTCGCAGACGCAGTGCCGCCCGGCGACGCTTGCGATCTCGGGGACGCCCGGCGGCATCGTCACCTACGAAGTGGCCGCCGGCATCGGCGGCCAGTGGGTCGTGCGCAATGGCGTGGGCGACGGGTACGCGATCCGCCTTCAGTCGGCATCGGGCGGCACCTACGTTTCGGTTTCCGCAGGCGACAATCTGGAAGCCTCCTGCGACGGTTCCGCGAGCGGCATGGTCCGCAACACCACGGCAGTCGCCAACGCCGCGGGATCGACCACGCAAGTCCAGTTCAACAGTTCCGGGGCCATGGCGGCGTCGGCCAACCTCACCTTCAACGGAACGACGCTCGCCGTCGCGGGCCTGACCAACAGCGGCAATACCGTACTTGGCGACGCGGGCGGCGACACGCTCACGATCAACTCGAACGCAATGGCGATCCCGAATACGCTGAATGTGGGCAGCAACACGCTGTACCTGTCGCCGTCGGGCACGCAGGTTGGCATCGGCACGACGACCGTCGGCAGCAACATGCTGACCGTGGCGGGCACCGTGGCCAGCACGGCGGGCGGCTTCGTGTTTCCCGACAGCACGACGCAAACGACGGCAGTCACCGCGCCGGCGGCCTCCATGATGGTCTTTGCCGGGGCAAGCGCGCCGTCGGGCTGGCTGCTCTGCTTCGGGCAGGCAATTTCGCGCACGACCTACGCAACTCTTTTCAGCGCCGTCAGCACGACCTACGGCATCGGCGACGGCAGCACGACGTTCAATCTTCCCGACATGCGCGGCCGGGTGGCCGCCGGGGCAGACAACATGGGCGGTTCGGCGGCGGGGCGCCTTACGTCTACTACGATGTCCCCAGACGGAAACACGCTTAGCGCCACGGGCGGCACGCAGACCCACACGCTCATCACGGCGGAAATGCCGTCGCATACGCATGCGCTTTCCGATGCCTACCCCGGCGTAAACACGGGCGGTTCTTGGCAAAACCAAGGCGGCGGATACGGCGGTTCTATCCAGACCATCGGTTCGACGGGCGGCGGCGGCGCGCACCTGAACGTGCAGCCGACGCTCGTGCTCAACTACATCATCAAGACGTGATCCCGTACCAAAGTTCGCACGCCATCAGCCTTACGCGCTCGTAGGGGCTTTGCAGGAGCCCCGTTATCGCGACAGTCGCGAGCATGTTCCATTGCCCTGCGCAGAATTGTCTGCGCAGGGACCAGTAGATTCTCGCGTGATGCTCAACGCTGTTTTTTGTCATCGGCCACCGAAAATCAGACTGCGCCACAGCGTGACGACGTGCATATGATTGTGCATCTGCGTCGGCTCGACGCGCGCCTTCTTTTCAACCCAGCCAAGCGACGTTAAGGCGCGCGGCCCGCTGACCCACACATTAGGGTGCAAGGCTGCGGGCCTCACAAGCCCATTTCGTTGACAGTATCCCCTGAACTCGTCACCCGGCACTTCCGGGCGAGAAAGCAATAGCTGTTCACATAGGGCTAGGTATTTTTCAACAAATGCCGGGCTGACATTTACAGCGCGCGCCCAACACCTATGCGCCTGTTCCATGGCGTTCTGCATGCGTAGACTAGTGTCGATCATGTTCTTCCTCCTCAAGGTATGACAATTACGCTTCGCCCTCGGTCGCAAGTTCCCCGGCAAAGGACAGATAGTTGAGCGCGTCGAGGTAGCTGTCGACGTGTTCGGGCGAACGTGCGATGCGCGACAACTTCACCGCGAGCATGACCATCAGGATGTTATGCGCATCCAGTTCGATGCCGGTGAGCAGCGTTGCAACCTTGGCAATCTGCTCGTGGTTCTCGCGGATGTCGCCGTAGACGGCTCCACGGGGCTGCACCAGCTTGGCGGCTTCGGCCATTAGCTCAACGTGTTTCATTTTCACCTTCGTAGTAAACGGCAATCTTGCCGACGTGATCCATGTTGACCAGCAGGGGCCCGCGTACTCTCCAGATGCGTTCGCCGGAACGGTCGCGGTCGAACACGAGATGCTCGCCCATCAGGATGCCTTGGCTTCGGGTGATATGCGCCGACAGGACTTCAAGCGTCGCGACATTAGGCACGTTCAGGATCACCTGATGCGTACCGTCGTTGCCGCCCGACGGCATATTCATGTGCAAAAGAACTTTCATTTCGTGTCCTCGGGTGGGTTGTAGGGCGAATAGCCCGCGAGCAGCTCGACTTGCTTGAGCGGGACGTACCAGCCCTTCCTGCCGTTGTTGCTGATGCGTTTGCCGAACACTGAGCGCAAGTAGCCGCCCGCGGTGCGGGCATTCGTGTAGTTGTTGTCGAGGCCGTAGTAGCGGCAGATGATACTCGGCGTCGCAAAGGTCCAATCCTTGCGGTCGATGTGCGCCATGCGGGCGTGCAGCTCTTCGAGGCGGCCCTCGACGTTGGATACGACGCGGTGTTCCTCGACGACCGTGGCGTGTATTTTCGCCTCGTCCGGCTTGAGGTTCCAGCTTTTGCCCGCGTTGAACATCGCGACGATCTGCGCCCAGAATTGCTGGATGTTGATGCCGTGCCGGAAATCGCAGCGCGTCGTCTCGACCGGCCAGAACCGGCGCGCGCCCGTCGGGTCGTTCAGAAACTGCATGTCGTTGACGGTGGCGCAGTAGGAGACGCCGCGCGGGCGCGTCGTGATGTGCCGGTCGTACGGCAGCCTGAACTTGTCGACCGGGCGCGAAATGAAACTCTTCAACTGCCCCGCCTCGGCGCGACTGATCATCGTCTCGAATTCCGCCAGCTCCACAATCCCCGCGCCGCTCGTCAGGCGGCGCTCGTCGTCCCTGCTGTTGGCGTGACCGAGATGCGCGCTCTGCTCCAGCAGCCGCCACGGCGCGGGCAACAGCGACCCGATCAGGGAAGTCTTGCCGCAACCCTGCGGCCCGGCCAGCACCCAGACATGCGGAATGCTGACGGGCGTTTTGCGCGTCCAGTTTGTCCACGCGGCGATGCACTGAATAAACCATCTTTTCATAGCTATGTCCCTCCATATGGGGTTTGGCGTTTCAACGGTGTCAAGCATGGCCCGCAGGCGGTCGCTGCCGTCCCACGGCGTCTCCATCACCCAATCCAGCAGCGGGTGATATCCCTTGTTGCCCGCCAAGGCGTGCAACAATTCCGACAGGGTCGGGCGCAGGGATATGCCCAGCCGCTGCCCCAACGAAATCATAAGCTCGCGGGTCAATGTCGCCCGCTCCTCGGGGAGCTGTATGGCGTCCAGCGCCTTGTCCTCGTGCGTCAGCTCGACTTCGCCGCTGAGATGGTTGCGCAGTACGCCGAAGGCGCATCTTTCGATGATGCACTGCACGTTCTCGGCAACCGGCTTCTGCACGTCTTTTATAACCCCCTTGCCTGTCTTCTCAAGACTTGGAAGAGCCTCGCGCGGCAGGGCCCCCGCGTATTTCAGGACCAGCCCGGTGAGGATATCCCCCGCAGCGGCTCCTTGCGGCGGGGTTGGCATAGGGCCCGGCGGGGCGAAAACTCCTTTCGGTACCGTGGCAAGTCTCTGCCCTAGGGCGCTTACTTGTTTCGCTGCCTCGTCCTCGAAGTCGGGCGCTCCGTTCTCGGCGCACCAGAGCCGGAAATCCTGCTGCGTCCGGTGCTGGCACCCGCCGTGGAAGCAATGCACCGTGCCGGTTGAGCCGTTGCCGATCTGATACTTGGCATCAGAACGGCCGTCGCTGTGTTCGGCGGCCCACGGGCACTCGATGAACAGCCAGCCGTCGTCGTTCGGCTCCGAGAGAACCATGCCCTTCTCGGTCAGCCACTTCAGGATGACGTCGCCGCCAGTGTCGCCGCTCCATGCGCGCTTGGTAAGCCGCAGTAACGTCGGCTCGCGCGGCGTCAGCCCGAAATCCGCAACCATCTCCTCGAACGTGTAGGGCGGCATGTCCCAATTCTCTTCGACGAGACGAGACACGAAGGGCGGATCATACTTGTAGTTCAGCGAACCCGGCAGGCGCACGAGCCGGTGGACGTCGCGGGCGCCGGGGTCGCTGTAGCCGGCCTCGATCAGGGCCTCGATCAGGACTTGCCCCTGCTCGGGCGCCATCCGCACATTGTAGTGATACTGGAAATTGCCGCTGCTCGTCTCCATGACGTAGTGCGGCAGGAATTTGCCCTCGAATTTACTGGCCAGTATCTTCGTGCCGACGTCATCGCAGACAAGGCCGTAGGTCTTGGCCATGTTCGGCATCAGCCGGCGCAGCGGCTCGCCCGGCTCTGGCTTCTTCAACGTCGAGATGCAGTAGTAGCTGGCGGCGTCGGGGCGGAGCTTGGTGCGGCTCTTCTTGTAGGGTATCACCAGCCAACCGAAGTTGTCCTTGCCGCGCTGGACGATGCCGACGATCTCGTCGTCGGGCACGTCGCCAAAAACGCGGGCTATAAAATTATCCAATTCCATGTCGACCTCTTACTTGTCGTAGCTGTATCCGTGTTGCGGCTCCGCAGCAAGCGGTAACTCGGGCCACTGGTTGAGAAGCATGGCGGCCTGCAACGCGATCTTGGCGTCGTCGACTTCATCCTCGGCAACCTCGACCAGCATCTCGTCGTGCGTGTGCATGACGACAGGCCAGCCCGCATCGTCGAGCCTGCGCGCGGCCGAACGCAGCAGCGAAGCGCAGAAGGCTTGGGTGCAATTCTCGGCCAATAAGCCCCCATAAAGCGCAACGCGGGGCCACGCAGTCTCGCCTTTCTTGGGGTGCAGCGACGCCTTCAGGGCAGTGAGCTGCATCTGTGGCCCGAATTTTCCGTCGACCGCGTCGAGGCGCGGTTCGGGGTACGCGATCAGGCGCCCGCAGGGGAGCAGCGCATACAGCATGTCGCCGTGGAACATGTACTTGACGCGCCCCGCCGCATGGATCGTGCCTGCCTTGCGCACGGCGCAAATAGCCGCCGCTTCGAGGTCGGACCAGAATTTCTTCGCCCACGGGTTTACGTGACTCCACGAAAGCTTGATCTTCTCGGCGGTGTCGTCGTCGATCTTCAGCCCGTAG